AAACAATTTATGACGCTGTATTCTTTCTTTCAAAACCTGAAGAAAAAGAAAATGAAGAAGAAGCATTCAGTCAATATAAGTACAAAGATCCAAGAACTAATGAAATATATTTGTACGATAGAATGGGGACTTACAGGAAAGATGGTCAGGTTCTAACATATATCGGCAAAGCCGCTGAATATCAAGGCAGAAAAGTAAAACTCGGGAAACCATTTCGTACTCCCAATGGTCCCAAAAAATTCAGTGTATATGTTAAAAACGATAAAGGCAATGTGGTTAAGGTAAACTTTGGCGATCCAAATATGAAGATCAAGAAAAACATTCCAGAACGCCGAAAAAGCTTTAGGGCTAGACATAACTGTGATAATCCTGGTCCAAGATGGAAAGCGAGGTACTGGTCTTGCAGAGCATGGTAGTGTAAGGAAATATATTTCTTTTTACTTAGATTTACAAAAGAGACATAAATGAAAAAGAAAAAGCCTTTACAACAAATTAATCCAAACAGAAGCAAGAGACAGTTAGAACAGCAGAAAAAAAATGAACCTAAAATACTGGAGGCTAAAACTGAGAATCATAAGAATTACATAAGATCTATAATAGAGAATGATATTACTATTTGTGTTGGACCAGCGGGTTCTGGCAAATCCTTTATACCCGCTGGTTTATTCTCTCAATATCTAAGAGAGGGAAGACATGAGCAGATAATAGCGACAAGGCCATTAGTTTGTGCTGGTAAAGATATTGGTTCATTACCTGGAGAGATGAGCGAAAAAATAGCACCATACCTCAAGCCAATTGAAGAAAATTTCAAATACTTCCTTGGCTTCTCAAACTACGGTCAGTTTCTAAATGATAAAAGAATTCGTTATGAGCCACTTGAAGTCATGAGGGGGTCAACATTTAATAACTCTCTTATGATTTTAGATGAGGCACAAAACTGTACTGTTGAACAGATAAAGATGTTTATCACGAGAATGGGCGAAAATTCAAAAGTTGTGATAAATGGAGATATCAAACAGACAGACATAAGAAATCATAATGGTCTTAGTATTGTAATCGAGAAACTAAGAGATATTGAAGGTCTTGGACTTTGCACTTTAACTTATGATGATATTCAGAGAAACGGTATAATAGGAAAGATTCTTAAAGCACTGGAGGAATAAATGCCGAGATATGACTATGAGTGTTCTGCCTGTGGACACAAGATGGAAGATGTCTACCAGGACATTAAAGATAGTCCCTTGAAGAAATGTGCAAACTGCAAAAAGCACAAGCTTGAAAGAGTAATATTCGCCCCTCATGTATTTGTGAGGAGTGAACCAACAACTATGGGTCAACTAGCTGAAAGAAATAGTGCCAAAATGGGCAAGTCACAAGTTCAAGAAAAACGATTGCAAGATAAAGAATCTAAAAAACAAGCACTTTCAGAAGCTAAAAAAGAAATGAATTCTAAAATAAATAAGATGAATTCATCACAGAAGAGGAGGTATATTGAAAATGGATAAACATGATGCTATCATATTCATAACTCCAAATGTTGGTGAATACTATCAAAATAATGTTTTTTTTCGCAACTTAAATAGTGATGAAATTTCCTTATTAGGAAAAGAATTAACTGTTGAATACAGAAAAAAACATAGTTCATATATTGATTGCATATCAGATTTAAAAGAAAAAATGATTAAGATACAAAAAATATTGGAGGAATAAAATGGCAGCTAAAAAAAGAACAACAAGCAAAATAAAAGAAGCAGATCTTTCCAAAGTAGAAAAGTTTTATATTGAACAACACTGTAGAACTCTTGATTTAGAAACAATCTGCAAGGACATTGATAATCATAGTTTAAAGGTAAAAGCTTTTCTGCACGAGTGTATTGAAAAGTCTGAAAAAGACGATACAATAGACAAGCTAATGGTAGTTGATAGTAAAAATGGCTATGCAGTTATGACAAAAGGAGCATCGGAAAAAGGTGAAAAAACAAGAAAAAGAGAGCCAAATAAATCACTTACCCAGCATATCCATAAAATCAGATAAAAAGAGAAAGCAGAACAAAGCAAAAGATTGTACAGATGAAACGCCTTTTAAGTCTAAGTACAAAGAAGGATATATTACTGCTTCTAATTACCTTGCGGAGTTAATATTTGAAAAACGAAATGAAGCATTCAATAGTGGCAAATGTGCTGAGAGATTTTGGACTAAGGATAGTAAACTACATGGAGCGTATAAGGGGCAGGTAATTGCCGCCGCTAGACTTCTAAAGAAATACCATGCAGATTCTATAATAAAAGCACTAAAAAGTGCTGAAGCAAAATACATCTTAAAAATACAGGATAAAAAGCTCATACCTATAATTGAAAAGTTTGAGAAAAACCGGGTTGACAAGCAGCTTGATGAGAGCTATAATAGAACCGAAGGGCTTGCAAAACCGTTTCGGTCTAATAAGAAAAATGTATTTAAGGATCTGTAAGTTATGGCGAAAGAAAAAAAGAAAGTTGATTTGAGTACTGACAAAGCAATACAAAAAGCATTCGGTAAAGTTGTATCTAGAGGTTCAGAATTAGTTCAGGCTAAAAAAGACCTAAAACCAGTAAGTGTAAGTCCAGCTTTAGATCTCGCTTTAAATGGTGGAATTCTTGAAGGTAGTTGGACTATTATTTCTGGTGATCCTAAAACGGGTAAGAGCACGACGTGTCTTCAAATTTGCAAAAATGCACAAGATGAAGGAAGGCCGGTTATCTATATTGATGGAGAAAGCCGACTGAAAGCTTATAATCTCGTAGGTATAGAAGGTCTTGATCTAGATAAGATTCAAATTATACATAGTCCAGATGATGGAGAATCTCTTGCAGCAGAAGACTTTCTAGACATTGCAGAAAGCCTTATGAAAAGACCAGATAATTGTGGTGCTGTTCTTGTTATTGATTCATGCTCATCTTTAATTCCACGAGCAGAATTAGAAGAAAGTGCTTCTGCATCATTACGTGCCAGCCTACCAAAGCTTCTTTCTCACTGGATTAAGAAGAATGCACAAACAGTTGTAAAGAACAAGATTAATGCATTAATAATCACGCATTATATCACAAATACTTCTGGCTATGGTAAAGTAAAAATTCCTGACTGTGGAGTAATGGTTCAATATCAAGCAGATACTAGACTTGATATTGCTAAAATTGAGCCATGGGAAGAAAACAATAAAAAAATAGGTCAGTTAGTTCATTGGAAAATTTCATGTTCTTCTATGGGTGCTTCTGGTGCTGAGTGTATCAGTTATATCAAGTACAATAAAGGCATTGATAAAGAAAAAGAAGTCATTGAATTGGCTGAGTCTTTTGGTATTATTGATAAGGCTGGTGCATGGTATTCTATTCCATTTCTTGGTGAAGCACAGGGTTTTGAAGAACCTCCAAAATTCCAAGGCCAAGCAAAGATTTATGAATTCTTAACAGAGCGAAAAGATATCTTTAAGAGTATCAACGATAAAGTCAAGGAAATGCTGTCTGATGTTTAGAGTAACTGGATTTGACAACAAACAACATCTATTCAATTACGCAAAAAACAGAGTCAGAAAATTCCTGAAAAATAAATCATCTTTGCATACTTTGGCTAGAGACATTATCAAAGAAATGTTTCCTGGCCTTTCTATATATGAAGAAGTAACTCTTCCAGGTTCTAAGCGACTTGGAAGATCTTCTTTATTATATGCTGATTTCTTCATTCCAGACGCAATGCTTGTAATTGAAGTGCATGGAAGACAGCATTATCAGTACTGCTCATTCTTTCATAAAGACAAAATAGACTTTGTTAATGCCAAGAAAAGAGATACTGATAAAATTGAATGGTGTGAGATGAACAATATCAATATCGTTGTACTGCCCTTTAATGAGAAAGACACATGGAAGAATTTAATACAACAAGCTATGAATCAATAGAAGTCTTAGAAAAATTTACCAAATGGGTTGAAGACTTCTGTGTAGAAAACGGAGTTATTGACTATAAAGAGAATGACCAGTATGACATGATAATAAATATGTCTCATGATGACATACTTGGATTGTCAAATGACGAATGTTTTGCATATGCCCTTACTTTAATGAATTATGCCAGTCTACTTCAGAAAAAATATGATGTTGTACACAGTCAACATACATGGTGTGTTGAAGCATTAAATTTTTTGTATGCTAAATACTGGGATAAATACGACAAGTATCTTCCTGCTGAAATCAAAAAGAAGTCCATCATATTAGAAAATTCTTTTGCACAAAGTGTAGAAAAGGCTAGAATTAGATTATATGCAGCAATGCAAATTCTATCTGAATCCGCCAAAGATGTCAGGAAAAGAGTCTCAATATTTCAAGATCTTGGAAAACATAGGAGTTTCAAATGAACATAGCAAATCTTTTACAAAAGGCATTAGAAGAATGCAATTGGGAATTCGTATCGGATGTGTATGAAATGATGACAGGTCAACGAATTGATCCTCCAGAACCAGATGATGTTTTTGATATGCTATGCAATATAAGCGATAAAATAGCAAATCTTGAATCCAATCTATTATCCGAAAATAAAAACACTAGTAAAAAGAGAAAATATACCAAGAAATCTGCCGCTAAAATCGCAAGTAAAAAAAAATCACCAGAGCCAATAAATTTTTCAGTTGCATCTGAAAAAAAATCGCGTAAAATATCTGGTGACAACAGGGAAAACAAATTTGAGCAAATGACTGGCATAATGGAAGAGGCTGAGAAGGAAAGCGGATACGACAAAATTAATGATGACATAAAGCCAACCTCTAGAAATAGAAAAACATATTCTGAAAAAAACGTAAAATGTAGTGAATGTGATAAGACCTTTAAGGTCCATCCGATGTTTGTTCGTGAAAATTATTTATGCGATAGGTGTATAGGCAGAAGGGGCTGATATGTCAAAGATTGAAACAACTCTGAACAATGTTGCTTCTGAACGTGCAGTTCTTGCTGGAATTTTTCAGCATGGAAAAGAAAGTCTAATTGAAGTTGAGTTGTTTGTAAGTGAAAATAGTTTCACTATAGACATAAACAAGGTGCTATATAAGTGTGCATCACACGCATTGCAAAATAGTGATACTATTAGCTATACAGATGTTCTATCATCTGCCAAAAGTCTTAATCTTGACGAATATGTCGCAAAAGATGAAGTTTTGCGACACATAACTGGAATATGTAACACTCCGATACATATTGATAATGTAGTTGAACATGCAAAAAGACTCAAACGACTTGAGTTTGCTAGAAAAGTTCAAAGCGAACTTAGGCCGATATATGCTAATTTGAATAAGATAACTGGAGACGAATCTATAAACGAGATTCTTTCCATTGCGGAATCTCCAATACAAGATATTTGTCTTTCCTATATTAAGGAAGATGAGATGTCTCCACAGGCTATTGGTGATGATATTGATGATTATATACTGCATCTAGAAGAAAATCAAAATAAATCAATAGGAATCACAACTGGATTTGCAGCCTTTGATAATGCAATAGGTGGAGGCTTGAGAAGAAAATGTGTTGATCTCATTGCTGCTAGACCTAAAACTGGCAAAAGCTGTTTGGCAGATAATATTGCTCTTTATGTTGCAAAAACTCATAAAATTCCAGTATTAATGCTTGATACCGAGATGAGCAAAGAAGATCATCTAAATAGGCTTTTGGCGAATCTCAGTGAAACTGAAATAAATAAGATAGCATCTGGCAGTTTCTTTGATGATGAAGAAAAGAAAGACAAAATTATACAGGGCACAAAGCTTCTAAAAGAAATACCATATGATTACATCAGCATCGCTGGAAGACCATTTGAAGAGACACTATCTATAGCTAAGAGATGGTTGATTAAGAAAGTCGGATTTGATGAAGACGGTAATTTAAATGACTGTCTCATTATTTATGACTACCTGAAGTTAATGACATCTGCCAGCATAAATAATAATCTTGCAGAATTTCAAGTTCTCGGTTTTCAAATTACAGCACTGCATAATTTCTGTGTAGAAAATGATTGTCCCTGCTTATCTTTTGTTCAGCTTAATCGTGATGGAATTACAAAGGAAAGCACAGATGTTGTTAGCGGATCTGATAGACTTGTCTGGCTATGCACAAGTTTCTCAATCTTTAAAGATAAAACTGATGAAGAAAGAATGGCTGATGGTGTTAGATCTGGCAATAAAAAATTAATACCAGTTGTATCTAGACATGGACCTGGAATTGATGATGAGGGGTATATATGCTTGCAGATGGATGGTCAGTATGCTAGAATACGAGAGCTTGGAACTATCAGGAGTATGAAACGAGATGCAAACAATAACCAAGACGGATTCTCAGATCAAGAAAACCTTGATATTGAAAATGAAGTTGATGAGGAAGATTTTTGAACTCTTTGAATTCTTTGAAATTGACGAATATTATGAGTCAAATAATCTTCTTGTAAGCAAATGTCCGGTGCATGATGGTGATAATCTTAGTGCATTTAACATCAATATAGATGATTCTAATGAAGAACATTATGGAAAATGGTTTTGTAATACTAAATCATGTCATGAAAATAAACCTGGAAAAGACATATTGTCACTAGTATGGATGTTATTAGAAAAGAAAAGCAATAAAGAAATGAAATTTCCTGAAGTCATTAAGTTTTGTAAAAACTTCTGTTCTGATATAGCTATTGATGAATCTAATGTTTCTATTAGAAGTCATGATGTATTAGATAAACTATTGAGGATAAATGCAAGGAAAACAAATAAAAACAATATCCTTAGAATAAATAAAGATACAGTAAGGAGTAGACTTATATTTCCGGCAAAATTCTACATAGATAGAGGATTTACAGAAAGTGTTCTTAATGAATTCGATGTTGGACTCTGTATGAATCCAAAAAGCCAAATGCATAATCGTGTAGTATTTCCAGTATATGATGAAAATGATGAATTTATGATTGGATGTACTGGTAGAACCATTTGCAATGACAATAAAAAATGGATAAATCAAAAGGGTTTCAATAAATCCAACTTCCTATATAATTATGGAAAAGCAATAGGTCATATCAGGGCTACAGATACTATAATACTAGTAGAAGGACAGGGAGATGTAATACGCTTATGGGAATCTGGAATCTATAATGCGGTAGGCATGTTTGGCTCAAAAATTAGCGACTCCCAAGAATTTCTAATACAAAAAACTGGCGTCTCAAATATCTTTATTGCTACTGATAACGATGATGCTGGACAATCATGCGCTAAAGATATTGTTGATAGATTGAAGTATCTGTTCAATATTTACATACTCAATGTGACAAAAAACGACATAGGTGATATGTCAACTCAAGAAATAAATGATATTATTAAGCCTCAGATTCAAGGGAAATTTTAATGACAAAAATTATAGCACTTTGTGGTAAAAAGCAATCTGGTAAAAGCACATTGTCTAATTATTTGCATGGTCATGAATTAAAGAGGTATGATGTAATTGAAAAATTTTTCATGTCACCAGAAGGCCAGCTAGTAGTGAACTGCACGTTTCATGATGACAATGGAAAAGAATTTGATGAAATGGGAATTTTAGACCTCAGTCAAAAAACACAAGAGTTTTATGAATATGCTGCTAGGCGTGTTTGGCCTTTGATTCGTGGTTACAATTTTGCAGATTCGCTAAAAGAAATTTGTGTAATGCTATTCAATATTCCACCAGAATGCGTATATGGCACCGACGAACAAAAGAATCAAATCCAAGAACATCTACGATGGGAAAATATGCCAGGAATTGAAATAACAAACAGTGATGTATTAAATAAAACTGGACCTATGACTTCTCGTGAATTCATGCAATTTTTTGGCACTGATATTATGCGTAAAATGTATGAGCCTATTTGGCTAGAAAACTGTTTCAAGAGAATTGAAGAAGATAAGCCAGAAATTGCTGTTATATCAGATTGTAGATTTATGAATGAAGTTAAAGCCGTCCAAGAAAGAGGAGGAAAAGTCATTAGATTAACTAGATCTCCATATGATAGCACACATTCTAGTGAAACAGATGCAGATACATATACTGGATTTGATTCTATCATTAATAATCAAAATCTTAGTATAGAAGAATCATGTAGTGAATTCTTGACTATACTGATAAACATGGGCTTTACTAAAAAAATAAGGGAAGTCGGTAAATTCACCGCATCAATTAAATAATCTCTACAGAAAAATAACTGAACCCTATACTTTATAGAGCTATGTAAAAACGTAATAAAATTTAACAAAAGGGAATAAAATTTATGATAGTCTGCTATCACCGGAGTTCATCTTTAAGTACGATGGAAATGT